CGCAGGAGACCGACGAGCAGCGCATCGAGCGGATCGTCGCCGAGCGCGTCGCCGCCGCGCAGGCCAAGGCCGCCGAGGAGGCCCGGATCGAGTCCCTGGTCGCGGAGAAGATCGCCGCGGCCAAGGCCGCCGCCGCCTCGGTGGAGACCGAGGAGCAGCGCGTCGAGCGGATCGTGGCCGAGCGCCTGGCCGCCGCCGGCGCCCCCGCCGCGGTCGCGACGACCGCGGCCGAGGAGACCGAGGAGCAGCGGGTGCAGCGCCTCGTCACCGCCGCGCTGCAGGCCGACGCGGAGACCAACGGCGTGAAGCGCAAGGGCTACCCGGGTCAGCCCGTCGGTGCCCCCGCCGCGACCGAGTCCGCCGCCGCGACCGGCACCCACGGCCTCCCCGCCGGGTGGCCGGACAAGCCCCTCCACACCTACACCGCCGAGGAGCGCGAGAAGTTCCTCGCGCCCGCGACGGAGCAGGCGATCATGGGCAGCCGGTCGGCGTACCGCAACCTCCCCGCCTGACCCTCACGCCCCTGAGGTTCCCGGCCCGCGCGCGACGTCGCGGGCCGGTTCGTTCCGAGACCGCCAGCCCCGTCGGGGCTGGTGCCGCACGGCAGCGATGGTCACCCGCTCACCACCCGAAGGCCCTGCCCGCACCCCCACCGGGCAGGGCCTTTGTCGTGCACACCGTCCCGGAAGGACGACCCCCTGATGACCACGCACACCCGCGAGGCCCTCGACGCCGTCGGCGCCGCACCGCTCGTTCAGAAGATCATCGACCCGATGATCCTGGAGTACCAGCGCCGGTTCTCCCTGCTGGTCCGCTCGATCACCTCGCGCAAGCACAGCAGCGACGTCTTCTACTTCAACCGGCGCGACCGCGTCCCGGCCGGCGGCAACGTCCGCGACGGCGGCGCTCGGCCCCTGTCGCAGAGCACCTACGTGCAGCGCTTCTTCCAGATGAAGCACCTGCAGACCATCGGTGACGTCACCGGCTACGCCGAGGAGGTCACCGCCGCGCAGGTCGGTTCGCTGCGCGGTCGGGAGATCGAGGGCGCGATCCGCGGCCTCTACTGGGACCTGGAGACCCAGGTCCTCTGGGGCAACGCCGCGTCGACCGAGTTCGGCCCCTACCCGCAGTTCGACGGGTTCGACAACCTGCTGTCGACCTACAGCGGCAGCAACCAGAACGCGATCGACCGCGCGGGTGCGACGCTGTCGCTCGGGTCGCTGGACATGCTGCTCGACATGGTCGAGACCAACGTCTCGGAGCCGGTCCAGGATGCCTCCTGGATGCTCGTCATGTCCCCGACCGCGCAGTCGCGGATCGCGCAGCTGCTCTCGGACAAGCAGCGGTTCGACCGGGTCGAGATCGCCGGCGGCGTCAACGTGATGAGCTACCGCGACGTGCCGCTGGTGAAGTCCTCGTTCCTGGCGAACCGCGGCAACAACGTCGGTGCGGTCACGACCTCGACGGCGACCACGGGCGGCACCCTCCCGGCGGCGACCTACCGCTACCAGGTGTCGGCGATCATCGCCCGCTCCGGGGAGTCGGTCGCCTCCGCCGAGGTCACCCAGGCCACCACGGGCGCGACGTCCACGGTCACGCTCGCGCTGCCCAACGTGGTGGGCGTGGACGAGGGCACGCCGCTGCTGTTCAAGGTGTACCGCTCCACCGGTGGCGCCGGCACGGCGACCCTGCTCGGGATCGTCGACGCCGTCGTCCGGCTCGCCTCGGACGGCATCACCCCGATCCTGACGACGTCGATCATCGACACCGGCACGGCGCTGCTGCCGCGCAACGGCGGGACCGCGCCGGTGCAGGACCCGGTGGCCTACGCCGGGACGAACGCCTCGAAGAAGCCGTCCGCGCTGGGCACGGAGCCGATCTTCCTGGTGTCGCGTGACCCGGAGAACCTGCTCCGTCCCTACGTGCGCGAGCTGGTCCCGCTGGACCTGGCCGCGACCGTCACCACCCCGGACAGCCAGCCCTACGGCGTCATGTCGGACTGCACGCTCGCGCTCCGCGGGCCGAAGTTCATCGGCGCCATGACCGGGAACGCGGTGTCGCTGCAGGCCTGAGTGTCGGCCTGACCCCACGGCGGGGCGCCCTACCGGAGCGATCCGGTAGGGCGCCCCGCCGTGCCCCCGCTCGCTCGCTCGCTCGCTACCAGGAGGACGCCATGCGCATGAAGATCCGCAAGGAGAAGGCCGGAGCCGACTCGTTCGGCAACCGCTGGGACCGCGACGGTGCCGTCGTCGAGGTCGACGTCGAGCAGGGCATCGCGCTGCTGGCGATCGTCGACGGTGGGTTCTCCGTCGCAGCGGACGACGTCGTCGACGAGGACCCCGTCGCCGACGAGGACCCCGACGGTGACGAGGCCCCCGTCACCGAGCCCGACGAGAGCGCCCCGGTCGCCCTGGTCACCGAGCCCGCCCCGCCGGCCAAGGCCACCCGGCCCGCCCGCGCGTCGCGGGGCCGTACCGGGTCCTGACCCGTGAGCGTCGACCACCCCCGGGATCAGCCGGTCCCGCTCGCCACCACCGCCGACATGGACCGGTCGACGCTGCGCTCCCTCATCGGCGGCCTGGACGAGACCGAGCTCGCCGAGGTGATGATGCGGGCGACGCGCGAGTGCGAGGCGTTCACCGGTCGCCGGCTCGCCCCGTTCACCGCGGTGACCGAGACCCAGCAGGCGCACGGCGCTGACGCCTCGGACCTCGGCGACGTCACCGGTGACCCGCTGGTCGCCCTCGGCATGTCCTACAGCCGCGCGCTCGCCGGCACGGCCGGGCAGGTCCGGCGGGTCTGGGTGGACCAGTACGCGCCCCTGTTCCCCGAGATGTGGAGCTACAGCGACGTCACCGTGCGGATCCTCCGGTCCGGAGGCACCGGCCAGGTCGTGCCCGCCCACGACCTCCTCGGCGGCGGGATCGCCCCCGACACCGGGGAGCTGTGGTTCCGCATCGGGACCTGGCTCCCGGTCGGGTCCCGGGTCTCGGTCACCTACAGCGGCGGGTACAGCCCGGTTCCGCTCGCGCTGGTCAACGCCTGCCGGTGGATGGCCGCCGCCGAGCTGGTCGAGGAAGACGACTACCCCGGCGACGCGCCCGGCCTGAGCGCTCGCCGGCGCGGCGACTCCGGGAAGGCCAGGACCCCCGGGTTCCGCGGCCGCGCGGAGGCGGCGCTCGCCCCGTTCATGTCTCGTCGCTGACCCTCGAGGAGAGCCGCCCGTGTCGCTGCCCGTCATCCACGACGCGATCTGCCGCTACTTCGGCGGCGACTACGACCCCGAGGCGCGCGCCTACCTCGACCCGCAGGTCCCCGGCCTCGGGATCGTGAAGCGGGCCCGGGGGAAGCGGGCCAGCTCCCGCGACCTGCACGGCGGGATGGACACCGAGGAGCACGGCACGGCGATGCTCGTGCACCTCGACGCCGGCGTCGAGCGCCGTGTCGCGGTCGCCGGCGCGACGAACGGGATGAAGCTGGTCTCGATCTCGGTCGCGCTGCACGTGTTCCTGCACTCCAAGGCCCGATACGCCGAGGACGCCCAGGACGCCTTCCTCGTGCTGCACCAGAGGCTCCTGGAGCGCATCCGGGCCGACCGGACCCTCGGGTCGGGCGGGTTCGAGAACCAGCTCGCCGCGGGCGTGTCCGGCTTCCAGGTCGGCGAGGGCGAGAGCAGCGGCATCCGCTGGGACAACGAGCCCGCCGAGACCGCCGCGAACGTCACCCGCGGCTACCTGATGATCCAGTTCGAGGCGCACCACCACGTGTGGGCGTGAGGAGACCCGTCATGTCCAGCACCTCCAGCGGTCGCGCCCGCGCGCGCACCGACCAGCCGCCCACCCCGACCCCCGACGTCGAGCCCGCCGCGGCCCCGGCGCCGCGGTGGTGGCGGTTCAGCGGCCCCTACCCCGTCGTCCCGATGCCCCTCGGCCGCGAGGTCGCCCCGGGCGAGGTCGTCGAGTGGCCCGAGGGCCCGCCCGACACCGCGCACTGGTCGCCCGCATCCCAGCCCGCGCCCACCGACACCGCGCCCACCGACACCGCCGGCGGCGCCGGCACCGAGGAGTCCCGATGACCGCTCCCGTCACGTTCGCGTCCGCCCGCCAGTTCCTCGGGCTGGCGAAGGAGGCGACCCACGGCGTGCCCGTGGCGCCCACGTTCACCATGCCCGTCGACGAGTTCGTCCCGGAGCAGTCGTTCGAGCAGATCAAGGACACCGCGATGCGGGGTCACCTCGGGGCGACGTCGGGCATCCAGCAGGGCCCGACGAAGACCGAGTTCACGATCAAGGGCCCGATGTTCGGTGACGCCCTCGGTCACCTGCTGCTCAACATCCTGGGCGACCTCACCACGACCGGTGCCGCCCCGTCGTTCGAGCACGTGTTCTCGCTGCTCAACTCGGGCAGCGCGCAGCCGCCGTCCCACACGTTCACGCACTACCAGGGCCCGGTCGCCTCGGTGGGGGCGCGTCAGGTCCCGGGGTCGTGCCTGTCGGACCTGACGATGAAGTGGTCGGCCGAGAGCGAGCACTTCACCCTCGACGGCAAGGGAACCGCGTTCGGGACGAAGATCCCCGGCGTCGCCCCGACGTCGACCCCGTCGACGGTCCCGCCGATCGCGTCCTGGCGGGCGCAGGTCGGCATCGGCGGCCCGGCCGCATCCACCACGCTCGCCAAGAACGTGATGGAGACCGAGGTGTCGATCAAGCGGGCGTTGAAGCCGTACTACACCCTCGCCGGCACGCAGGACCCCTTCACGATCAGCCGCGGGACCGTCGAGGTCACCGGGAAGCTGATGTTCGTCGCGGCCGACGAGAAGCCGTTCCTCGACTACCTCAACCACGCGCAGCCCGCCCTGCAGTTCGTGATCGACAACGGGGGGTCGGGCGCCGGCCTGATCTCGGTCAAAGTCGATATCGCGAAGGGCAACTACACGGCGTCGAAGTACTCGGGCGGGAACGAGGCCGCCGAGTACGAGGTCGAGTTCGAGGCGATCGCCACCGCCGCCAACGCCGGCACGTCCGGCGGCATGTCCCCCTGCAAGATCACCCTCGCCAACGGAGTGACGACGTACTGATGAACACCACCCCTCTCCCCCCGAGCACCACCCCGCACGCCGCGCACATGACGGCCCCGGTCGACTACCTCGGCCCGGCCGTCGTCTCGACCCCGGCGTCCGGGGTGGTGCCCGGTGCGGCCATGCCCTACACCCCGCAGGCCGCCGCCCAGGCCGACCCGCACCAGGGCCAGGCACCGGCGGACCCGAGCGTGCCCGTGCTCGCGCCCTACCCGCTGGGCGCCACCCACTACCCGGCCGTCCCGGACCCCGTCATCGCGCGTCCCCTCGTCGGGGAGCGTGTCGCGCTCCCGTCCGGCGGGTGGGTGCAGCTGCGCCACACCGACGACCTCCGATCCCGGCACCGCAGCCACGTCATGGCGGTGCTGCCGATGGCGGCCGAGGCGTTCGACATGGGCACGATCGCGCGGATGCAGCGCGCCGTCGCCGAGGTGATGATCGTCGCCTGGTCGCTGCCCTACGCCCCGGAGGCGCGCATCCCGTCGCTGCAGACCGCCGACCCCGAGACCGGGGAAGGGTCCAGCTTCGACGAGCTCACCATCCGCGACGAGGACGTCGTCGTCGCCAAGCTGCAGCCGGTCATGGACCTGCTGACCCCGCGCAAGGTCGACCCGGCCGACCACGAGGACCCCACCTCCCCTACCGGGCCCGACGGCGCATCCGGGCACGCCTGAGGGGTGAGGAAGTAGGCCCGCCGCTGCCCGGTGAGCCGACGCTGTGGGAGGAGACGCTGGACGTGATCTGGTGGCTGAGGCGCTACAGGCTCACCCCGGACCAGGTCGCGTCCCTCCCGCTGCGGGATCGCATTCGCATTCCCCTCGTCACCCAGGTGCTTGACGAGGTCGAGGAGGCCGAGCAGCAGGCCGCGCTCCGCCGCGCCCACTGACCCGGCCGGGAAGGTCGGCGCCACCATGCCGCACTTCGACAACCCGTCCGAGGCGGCCGGGCACCTGCTCGCGATGGCCGAACGACGCAGCGAGGCGACCCGGCGGGCCACCGCCGACGGGGCCCTGGTGATCGAGCGGCAGATCAAGCTCCAGCTGTCGCGCTCCTCGCACGTCCGGGGCACCCCGACCCCGTCCAACCCCGGGCAGCCGCCGTCGCTGATCAGCGGAAACCTCCGGCGCTCCGTGGGGTCCACCCGGCCCCGGCCCCTCGGCCTGGCCGGGTGGGAGGCCTCGTTCGGCCCGACGGCGGTCTACGGCCGCATCCACGAGTTCGGCGGGCAGACCGGCCGGCTCGGGCGCACCACCCTGCCACCGCGCCCCTACGTCGCCCCCGGCGTAGCGGTGGCCGTCCCCCAGGTCGCGGCGATCTTCCGCGCCGCCTGGCGCTGACCAGCACCACACGCACCAGCCCCTCCCCCGCTCCAGCCAGGCCGAGGAGGGCAGCACGTGTCCGTTGGTGACGACTTCACAGTCCGGGGTCGCCTGGTCGGCGACAACGCCGACTATGACGCGCAGATGCGGCAGTCGGCCGCGGTCACCCAGGCCGCAGGCCAGCAGATCGAGACCGCGACCGAGCAGGCCAGCGTCAGCGCGGAGCGGTCCGCCGCGCGGACTGCGGCAGCGTGGACCGCCGCGGCGATCCGCATGAACGGTGGCATCCAGGGCACCGTCACCGCCGCTCGCAACGCCTCGACCGGCGTCCAGGCGGCATGGGGGCTCGCCACCGCGGTGTGGAGCGGGTCGGCGACGCGGATCGTGTCGGCGTCGGCACAGGCCGGCGGGGCGTTCCTCCAGGTCACCTCCTACGGGCAGCAGCTCGTCGCCCGGTTCCAGGCCGCGGCGTCGGCGGCGACCTCGTTCGCCGGGAAGTTGGCCCTCGTCGGGTCGGCCGCCGGGATCGCCGGGGCCGCGCTCGCCGGCATACCGGCCGTGGCGTCCGGGCTGGCCGGGATCGTCACCGTCCTCGGCGGGTCGTTCTTCGGCGTCGGGGAGGCGCTACGCGGGTACGCCGCGGACCAGGAGGCCGCGGCGACCGCGTCGACGTCCGGCGCGGCCGCCGCGGCGGCGAGCGCCCGCGCGATCCGCGACGCCCAGCAGCAGATCGCGAACGCGCAGCGGCAGGCCGCGCGCACCGCCCGGGACGGGGCCGACGCGATCGCCGACGCCCAGCGCCGGGTCGTCGACGCCCAGCAGCAGGCCGCCCGGGCGGCTCGCGACAGCGCGAGGGCGATCGCCGACGCCCAGCGTCGGGTCGTCGACGCGCAGCGGCAGGCCGCGCGCACCGCGCGGGACGGGGCCGAGGCGATCGAGGCGGCCGCGGAGCGGATCGTCGAGGCGAAGCGGGCCGAGGCGCGGGCTCACCGCGCCGTGCAGGACGCGCTCGCCGACCAGGTCCGGGCCGCCGAGGACGCCGCGGAGTCCATCGCCGCGGCACGCCGGCGCGAGACCCGGGCGCTGCGTGACGTCACCGAGGCCGAGGAACGGCTCGACACGACCCGGCAGAACGCCCTGCGCACCATGCAGGAGCTCCAGGACCGGGTCGCCGCGCTCGCAGTGGACCAGTTCGGCGCGGCTGTCGCCGTCGCCGAGGCGGAGCGCGCGTACTACCGGGAGCTGCGCTCCAGCGAGTCGACCCACGTGTCCCGGATGCGGGCCCTCCACGAGCTCAACGTCGCCCGCGCGCGGGAGGCCGAACTCGAGAGGGACACCACGCGGGCCGTCGACGACGCCCGCGACGCCCAGGAGCGGGGCATCGAGGGGTCCGAGGAGGTCACCGACGCGCGGGAACGGCTCGCCGAGGCCCAGGAGCAGGCCACCGAGGCGACCAGGGACCTGCAGCGTGCCCAGAAGGACGCCGCCGACTCCGAGGCCGACGCCGCGCGGCGGGTGTCCGACGCGCGCGAGGCGCTGGCCGAGGCCGGGCGCGACGTCGCCGATTCTGAGCGCGAGCTCGCCGACGCTCGCCGTGACGCCGCCGAGGCCAACGAGGACGCGGCCCGGTCGGTCGCCGACGCCGTCGACGCCGTCACGCGGGCCCAGGAGCAGGCCGCGGAGTCCGCCCAGGACCATGCCCGGTCCGTCGCCGACGCCGTCGCCGCGGTCGCTGACGCCCAGCAGCAGGCCGCGGAGTCCAACGACGACGCGGCCCGGGCGGTCGCCGACGCGATGCAGGGGCTCGCCGATGCCCAGGCCTCGGCGGCCGAGCAGGCCGCCGGCGCCGCCGCGCAGTCCTCGAAGTACGAGGAGGCGCTCAAGAAGCTGACCCCGGCCGGTCGGGCGTTCGTCGAGCAGCTGATCGCGATGGGCGAGCCGTTGCGCGAGCTGCGCGACGAGGCGCAGGAGGCGTTCCTGCCCGGGCTGACCCAGATGCTCCGGGACTCCGAGGAGCTGTTCCCGATCTTCCGCAAGAACATCGGGCTCGTCGGCCGGGAAATGGGGATCATCGCCAGGCGGTTCGGCGATATGTTCCGCGACCCGGCGTTCCAGGAGCAGCTGGACCGGATGCAGCGGAACGCCGTCCCGATCGTGCAAGCGCTCGGGGACGGCTCGCTGCGGCTGGCCGAGTCGTGGGTCAACGTCGGGGCGAACCAGGATATCGCCCGCGGTACGGCGGACCTGCTCCGCGGCGTGCTCGAAGGGCTCGCCGGGATGCTCGACTACGCCGACCGGCACGGCGACTCGTTCGGCCGGGTCCTGTCGGCGCTCGGGGAGATTCTGGAGATCGTCCTCCCCGCGGTGATGGACCTCGCCGGGGCGGCGGCCGAGTGGCTGGCGCCGGCGCTGGAGTGGCTGGTCTCGATCCTGCGCGAGCACGAGGACGACATCTCGGGGTGGATCCTGGAGATGGGCAAGCTCTACCTCATCTTCAAGGCGTTCATGCTGGTGAGCCGGTTCGGGCTGATCCTGTCGTTCGCCGGGGCCATCGCGCGGCTCATCCCCGGGCTGGGGCGGCTCGCGACCCGGCTGCGGACCGCTGGCCGGCTGATGCGCAACCTCGGCGGCGCGGGCGCGGGCCTGGCCGGGCTCGCGTTGGCCGACAACTTCCTGCCCAAGGCCACCCCGGAGGAGGAGGCCAGCAACAACGGCCTGGGCTACGCCGGGTTGAAGAACATCACCGGCGCGGCGAACCAGCTGATGACCGACCCGGCGACCGCGTTCGACGATATCCGCGCCGAGTTCGAGGAGCTGTCCGCGACGTGGGAGCGCGGGGAGACCCCGCTGCAGCAGTACTGGCAGGCCTTCCAGAACTGGATCGGCCGCATCCCGGGCGACGTGTCGGGCTGGTGGACGCAGCTCCGGGCCGACGTGGGCGCGTGGGGAACGCAGTTCAACGCCGACGTGAACGCGAAGCTCGCCGAGGTGTGGCACGGCTTCACGAACTGGCTCGGGGGCATCCCGGGCGCCGTCGGGGGCTGGTTCGCCCAGGCGGGCGTGAACGCCGGTCAGAAGCTCGCCGAGCTACGAGACGGCACCGGGCAGTGGGGCGCGGAGATCGTGGCCGGGTTCGTCGAGTGGTTCACCACCCTGCCCGAGCGCACGTCCCGGTGGTGGAGCGAGACCGTCGAGGGTGCTCGCCGGCGTGCCGCGGAGCTCGTGCGCGGCGCGCCGCAGTGGGCGCAGGACGCCGTCAACGGGTTCGTCGAGTGGTTCACCGGGCTGCCGGGGCGGGTCGGCGAGCACTTCGCCGGGCTCTACCGCACCGCGCAGCAGCGCATGGGCGAGCTGCGAACCGGGTCCGGGCAGTGGGCGTCGCAGACGATCCAGAACCTCGTCTCCTGGTTCGCGACGCTGCCGTCGCGGGCGGGACAGTGGTTCGCCGGGATGGTTGCCGGGGCGGCAGAGCGGGGCCGTCAGCTCATCCAGTGGGCCCGCGACCTGCCCGGGAGCATCATCCGCGCGATCCTGAACACGAACCTGTGGCAGTCCGGGGTCTCGCTGGTCTCCGGGTTCTGGAACGGCATCGTGTCGCGCTGGAACCAGATGGTCGATTGGGTCCGTCGCGGCATGGCGCAGCTGCGCGCGCTGTGGCCGTTCAGCCCGGCCAAGACCGGGCCGTTCTCCGGTCGCGGGTACGTCACGTACTCCGGCATCGCGCTGATGGGCGACTTCGAGGAGTCCCTGCGCAAGGGCACCCCCGGGGTCATCGCCTCGGCGCGGGCGGCGATGCAGGCCGCTCGCGCGCAGTTGGGCGGGGACATTCAGGCCCGGATCAGCGCGCCGGGTTCGGCCGGGTTCGCCCCGTCGACCCTGGCGAGCGTCCTCGGTGGGGTCGCCCGGGCGATCGTCAACGAGGTGCACAACCACTTCGAGGTGGGCGGCACGGTCGTCGCCGAGCGGGACCTCCTCGAACTCGTGCGGAAGGCGACCGCGCGCTACGCCGGTCGCAACGTCAACGCCGGTCTCTCCGGGGGGTGATCCTGTGGCATCGAACCTGCCCAAGGTGGTCGTGCTCGGCGACTTCGAGCACGGCCCGCCGGCGCGGCCGGACGGGCTGACCTCGGTCAGGCTGGACGAAGGGCACGGGCGGTCGATCGGCGGGTTCTCGTGCTCGCGTGGCCGGTCCTACGAGCTGGGGCAGGTTGAGGCCGGGACGTGCTCGATCACCGTCGAGGACCCGCAGGAGACCCTCAACCCGAGCAACACGTCCTCGCCGCTGAACTCCGGGACGAACAAGCTCGCGCTGTACCGGGCGGCTCAGGTGCGGGCGTGGTGGCCCGGGCCGGACACCCCAGGGAACGCGATCCAGGCCGGGACCTACGGCGGGACGACACACCCGGGACTCGAGAACGGCGGGGTGAACGGGTGGGACGCGACGGGGGCCGGCACGGTCGCAAGCTCGACGATCACCCCGCGGTCGGGGACGCGGTGCCTGAACTTCCTCCTCACCGGGCCGTCTGCGACCGCGCGGGCCTGGGTCGGCCCGAACGGAGAGCACTGGGGGCCGTGGTCGATCCCCGGAACGTTGATCACCTACAGCGCGTACCTGCGGGTGACGACCTCCGGGGTGAGCGCGCGGTTCAACCTCGGCGGGGTGCTGTCGGGGACCGCGGTGTCGGGCGGCGGCTGGACCAGGGTGTCGGCCACGGTCATGGCGACCGGGCTGCGCACGCCGCTGTCGCTGGTCGTGACCGGCGGGTCGGGGACCCTGCAGGTGTTCCTCGACGACGAGCAGGTCGAGTACGGGGTCGCCACCCCCTCGGCCTTCACGACCTCGGGCCCGGTGTTCTGGCCGGTGTGGACCGGGTTCATCGAGCGCTACCCGCAGCGGTGGGTGGACCGGGGGTTCCGGGGCCAGCGGCCGTTGGAGCTCGTCGACGCGCTGTCGGTGCTGTCCCGCACCGTGCTGGACGACACCTACGAGGCCGAGATCGCCGGCGACGACCCGTCGCTGTGGCTGCCGTTCGATGACGCGACCGGTCCCGGCCGGGCGCAGGGGCGGCTCGCGGGCACCGTGCGCATGCGGGAGTTCCTGCCGTCCAAGGGCGGGACGATCGCCTGGCGCGGGGACACCCTGCCCGACGGGACCCCGGCCGTGACGCTGTCGCAGGAACGGCAGAACCCGGCGGACCTGGACTACGCGGGCCAGGTGACCTCCCTCGACACGCGCAACGCGACCGGGTGGGGCCCGACGCTGTTCACCCTGAACACCGGCGCGGCGACCATCGAGTTCTGGGCGAAGATCGACGCATCGGTCGCGCGAATCGTGTTCCAGTCGATCACCTCGGGCAACTACCTGGAACCGACCAGCGGTGATCAGTGGTTCGGGCTGATGTTCTACAACTACGCCCGGTCCTATCTCGCGGTGAACCTGCCAGGGCTGCTCTACGGGTACCCGGCCGCGGAGGACTTTGTCATCACCGACGCCTATCTCGACGACGGGCAATGGCACTACTTCGCTATCTCGTTCGAGCCGGACCCCGCCGTTCCGGGCAACTGGAAGGCCGCCTACAGGTTCGATGCGAGCGTACGTGAAGACGGCGCCCTGGCCGGGATTCCGCTGCCGATCACCGACTACGGAATCAACTCGATCAACATTTCCGCGTTGACCCGCAACGGGAACCCGCTGTCCAAGGTGAGCGTCGCCCGTGTCGGGTTCTACCCGACACGGCTGCCGAGCGCCCGGTTGCGCGCCCACTACCAGCGCGGGGTCGGGTACCTCGGTGAGGCGCCCGACCAGCGGGCGCTCCGCATTCTGGACCGGGTGTACCCGGGCGGGGCCCGGCGCGTCCCCGTGGACTCGGCCTCGGCGCCGCTGGCCGCCGATCACGAGCAGATCGGGGGGTCGGCCCTCGCGGCCTTGGAGGCGCTCGCCGCCACCGCCGACGGGATCGTGTACGCGGCCCGCGACGGCGAGGTCGTGGTGGAGACCTCCGTTGCCCGACACCTCGACGGCGTGCGCACGGGCTGGGTGTTCGGCGAGGCCGCCGGGGAACTGCCCTACGAGGACCTGCGGCTCGACTACGACCCGCGCTACGTGTTCTCGCGGGTCAGACTGTCCCGGCCCGGCCGGTCGGGGCCGTTGGAGGTCGTCGACGCCGCGATCGAGGACGAGATCGGCCAACGCACGCTGTCGCTCACCCTCGACGTGCTCGACGACTTCGAACTGGAACAGGCCGCGACCTACCGGCGACGCCGGTACGCGGCGCCTCGGATGCGGTGCGAGCGGCTGGTGCTGCGCCCGGACTCCAAGCCGGAGCTGTGGCCGATCGTGCTGGCCGCCGAGATCGGGCTCCGCGTCACGATCCGCCGGCGCCCACGGGTCGGGCCGATGTTCTCGGCCGACTTCTACATCGAGTCGATCACGCAGGACGTGAACGTTGCGGCCGGCACGTGGGAGTCGATCTGGGAGCTGTCTCCGGTGTGGGTGGATCGGGCCTGGGTGTTGGGGTCGTCGACGGCCGGGGCGCTCGGGACGACCGCCGTGCCGGTGTATTAGGAAGGAGGTGCGGCGGTGGCTGATCTCTCACGGCCGACGCCTGAGATCCCCGAGTTCGTGGACGGCAGGATCGTTCGGCAGCGGGAACTCAACGCGATGCCGCGCAACGTGGAGACCTTGTTCAATGGCCGGATGGGCGGTTTCCGCACCCATAAGCCGATGGCGGTTTTGCAATGCGCGTCGGCATCGGTTCGGCACAACTTTGTCGAGCCAGTCGGGCCGGTGACATATCTCGTCGATACCGATGGTTTCGCCGCGTCGTCCGGGACTGCGCTATCGGTCGTCACTATCAACACGGCGGGCATCTATTGGCTGGAAATCCGCGCTTGCTTCGCGGCGTCGGGCAACCTCAATAACAATCCGCAGCCCCGCATCCAGGCCGCGATCCTCGTCGGCGGTGAGAACGTCGAGCACGACGCGGTGTGCAACCCGCGGGTCCGGCTGGTGCTCAACCAGCCGGCGCAGGTGCACGGCGCCGCGCTGGTGCCGCTCGACGTCGGGGCCGCGGTGCGGTTCTGCCCCGTGCAGGTCGGGCCGCTCAACACGGGGCAGCCGTCGAACAACCAGACCCACCCGCTCGATTCCACGCAGGGCGGGCTGAAGGCGTCGCTGGAATGGGTCGCGCCGCTCGATCTGCGTAGAGGGGCGGTGACGCTGTGACCGCCCCCGTTCCCGCATTGCCGACGTTCACCGCGGGTCAGGTCCCGACCGCGACCAATCTCGCGGGCATCACCGACAACCTGTTCAACCTCTACAACTTCACGATGGGCGGGTTCCGCAAGGACCGGCCGGTCGTCGTGGTCGGGGTGTCGGTGGAGAACTTCGAGCTGTTCAACGGGTCGGACCGGGCGATCGTGTGGGATGAGCGGATCGTCGACACGGACAGCATGTGGTCGGGCATCGACGCCGACAAGTTGATCATTAACACGCCGGGGGTCTACCGCTTCGGCCTGTCGGTGACGCTGCAGCCCGTCACCGCCCCCCTGGGGTCGACCATCGGGGTGCGAATCGCCACCGACGGCGATATCGCCAACTTCTCGGCCGGGGTGTCCTATGGCACCTACGACTCCGGGTCCGGCGGCGGAGCGGTGATCACGACCGACTCCATCATCATCGGGACCTCGACGTACGTGCAGGGCTGGGCGATCCAGGACACCGGCACCGTGGTGGCCTGCGACCCGCGGTTCGGGGGCACCCGCATGTGGGCGGTGTGGGAGGGGCCGGTGCCGTGACCGCGCCCACCCCGGCCCTGCCGTGGTTCACCGAGGGCGTCCCGGTCACCCACACCGACCTCAACGCCCTGTCGACCCTCGAGAACTACCTCTACGGCCGGCTGCTGTCGTCGTTCCGGAGAACGCGCCCGATGGTGCGGGTCCGTCAGTCCTCCGCCGGTGCGCAGTCGATCGCGGCCAACACCGACACCCTCATGCAGTGGCAGCTGGAGGACTACGACACCGCCGCGATGTTCGCCCCGACCAGCGGGGTTATCACGATCCCCGTGTCGGGGCTGTGGCGGTTCGGCGCGCACGTCCAGCTCAACAACGTGGCGGGCGGCGGGATGATGACCATACGGATCACGCGGAACTCCACGGTCGTGACGTCGGGGGTCGTCACCGGCGGGTCCGCCCCGGGGCGCCCCGGCACGCTGACCGCCGCGCAGTGCGCTGACCTGCTGCCGCTGACCGCGGGGGACACCCTGCGGTGCTTTGTCCGGCAGACCGGCACCGGGGCGGCCTCGGTCTTCACGGGCTTCGGCGGCGCGAAGTTCTTCGCCCAGTGGGTCGGCCCGACCCCCTGACCGGAGGGGAGGCCGCCCGCTGTGGCCGCCCCCGCCCGCGGGCTCGCGATGACGCCTGCACCGCTTGGCGCCCGCCCCTCCCGGGCGTGGCGCACCGTCCGCGTCTCGGGGGGACCGCGTGCTCGTGCTCGACGCTGCTGGTGCAGCGCCACCTCTACCTGACTTCTCGTTCCTCCGGGACCTGCCCCCGAACGTCGCCTCGCAAGCGCTGTTCGTGGTCCTGGTGATCGCAGTCCTGATCTACGTCGGTCCGCCGCTGCGGGCCTGGCTGGAGGGCCGGGTTCGCCGGCCCGTCCCGGTCGTCGAGCCCGCCCCGGACCCGGCCGTGCCTGAGCCCCTGCCCGCGGTGATGGCGCGCACCGACGACATGACCGAGCGGTACATCGCCCGTCTGGAATCCGAGCTCGCGGCCGCGGAGGCCGATGCCGCAGGGCACGAGCAGGAGGCCCGGCGGCACGAGCGTGCGAAGGAGGGCCTCCGCGTGGAGAACGCACTGCTGCTCGCCCAGGTCGAGCAGCTGGTCCAGGAGAACCGGCGGCTGCGGGGAGGTGCGACGTCGTGACCGGCTACGAGGACCCCCTCGACGACGGCCCGCAGACCGAGGAGTTCGTCAGCGACGGGTTCGACTACGACGACGACCCGCCCCCGACGAAGGACGATCTGCGTCGTGCGCGAGCAGAGGAGCGGCGCGCCGTGGGCCGGGTCGCCACCCGCGCGACCCAGGCCGAGGCGCTGCCCCGGGTGGTCCGCGGGATCGTGAACCGGCGCGGCCGGACGTGGGGTCTGGTGACCCTCGCGCTCGCGCTCATCGCCGCTGTCCTCGCCTCGCTGGTGGTGTCGAACCTGGCGCTGTCCAGCTCGACGGCCACCCGGGAGGCGTTGGAGCAGGCGCGCGCGGAGTTCGTCGCGGGGAACCGGCAGCTCCAGGAGCAAGGCCGCCCGCCCGTACCGGCGCCGGCGGACATGGCCGATACGACCGAGACCATCATCGCCGCGGCCACCGCCCGGGTCCTGGCCGCGCTGCCCGAGGACCCGACAGCCGACGACGTCGCCGAGCGTATCGAGGCCGAGGTGGTCAGGGCGGTGATCGGGCCCGGGCAGGACCGGCTCCGGGCCGAGGTGAACCGCTACTTCGAGATCAACGGGGCGCAGTTCCGGGCGCCGCCGATCACCCCGGAGGCGATCGACGCCGCGGTCGCCCGCCGGTTGGAGCAGTTCCCGCCCGAGCGCGGGGAGCGCGGGGAGCGCGGCGAGCCGTGCCTGCCGTCGATCCCCGAGTGCGTCGGCCCGATGGGCGACACCGGCGAGAAGGGCGACCAGGGCGACCCGGCCTGCCCTCCCCCGCGGGTGCTGGTGCTGCGCGAGGTCGTCACCACCACCGGGACCGAGGAAGCGCTGCTGTGCCTGGCGCCGGAAGGGAGCACCCCATGACGACGCCGGCGCCGCTGCGGATCGGGCCCGCGACCCGCACCGTGCACCTGGACTACAACGGGTTCGAGGACGTCGACCTGGTCGTCGACGTCGTCGACGCCGACGAGGTCCCGGTGTTCATCACCTCCGCGTCCGCGATCATCGGCGCCGAGGGCCGGGACCCGCTGTTCGAGTGGTCGGCGGCCGCCGGGAACCTCGTGCTGCTCCCCGACCTCGCCGACCCGACGCACTACAGCCGGGTCCAGCTCACCGCGACCCGCGCGGAGACCCTGGCGTGGTCGAGGACGTGGCGCACGAGCGGCTGGCAGCTCGACGTCGTCGACCTGTTCGGCCGGTCCAAGAGGCCGTGCGAGGGGCAGGTCCGGGCCCGGCCGTCACGGCGGAGCACCTGATGGGCGCGGTCGAGACCCTGCGGGCCTGGGGCATCCTGCGGCCCGAGATCACCGTCCGCGCGGCGCAGGTCGCCGGGCTGGAGCTCGCCGCGGCGTGCGTGGTGCTGATGAACGAGACCGGCGGGGGCCGGATGGTGTGGGGCTCCGACGGCCGGTACTCCACCCCGCCGGCGCGACGGACCGACGCCCAGGGCCGGGTCATCTACGAGTTCGGCGGGCCGGTCACCCCGGACAACTACCTGCGGTTCAGGGCGGCCCAGCGCGCCGGGATCGTGCCGCGTCAGGGCGTCGGGGACTGCCAGCTCACCTCCGAGGAGTACATCGCCCGGGCCGAGCAGATCGGCGGGCCGACCGGCCCGGCCGACCCCTACGTCAACCAGCTGGCCGGGTTCACCGGCCTGGCCCGCCTGATCCGCGCCTACGGCGACCGGGGCGGGTTCCGCCGCTACAACGGCTCCGGGGACCGCGCCGAGGCCTACGCCGACAAGGCGATGGCGGCGCTCGTGAAGTGGCGTGACCGGATCGGGTCGACGCCGACGCTCCCGCCCCCCGCTGTCCAGGAGGACGACGACATGACCCCCGAGCAGGACCGGATCCTCCGTGCGGTCCACGACGAGCTGTTCCGCCGTCACCGCACCCGCGTGGACTACGGGCTCCTCGGTGAGGACCCGCCCACGATCCCGGTCGAGGAGACCCCGGCCGGGTTCTCGATCAACTCCGACGCCCGCGCCTACGAGACCCGTCAGCTCGTGCTCCAGCTCCACGGCAAGCTCGACAAGCTCCCCGCCGGTGGCGGCGGTGAGGCCGATCCGGCCACGGCCGCGGAGCTGGCCGGGATGCGCGAGGCGATCGACCGACTCGCGGCCGCGCTGACCCCGGACCCGGCCGCGTTCACCCAGGCCGTGCTCGCCGGTCTCGCGGCGAAGCTCGCCGCCACCTGATCCCCGCGCGGGACGCCCCATCCCTCGCGCCCCGGCCGTCGGCGACCGCCGCGCGGCCATCCACCCCTCCCCCGGAGGTACCGCCATGTCCGCACCGCTCGACGTCCGTCCCGTCCCGCTCCGCGACGCCTTCAAGACCGTGGCGTCGGCGAGGGCGTTCCTCGGCTCCCTCGTCACCGCCCTGATCGGGTGGGGGCTGCTCACCAGCGTGCAGGGCGACGCGATCGTCGGCCTCCTCGGCCTGATCCCGGGCGTGGTCACCGCCGTGACCGCGCTGCTCGCCGCGTTCGGTGTCGTCAAGCAGGCCGAGCCGCAGGTCACCCCGAACACGAGCCCGGCCGCGTTCGCGCGCAACGTCTCGACCGGGCACGTGGAGCTCGTGGCGCTCCAGCTCCCCGACGGGTTCCGCCCGGCCGCCTGAGGCCGGGCCCGCTGTCCGCTGCTGGTGCCGGGGGATCGGGAGAGGGGCCTCGGCACCAGCAGCACCCACGACCGTCCGCTCCCCTCCCCTCGACGACGGCCCCGACCCCTGCCACCGCGCCGGGGGCGGGGCCGTCGTCGTCCCCGCTCACCCATCACCCCGTGAGGTGGCCCCGTCATGTCCATGTCCCGCGCCGTGCTGATCGACCCGCCGGAACACCGGTGGGAGTGCCCGAACTGCGACCACACCCACGTGACCCGCGAGACCGCGCCGCACACCCCGTTCCACCCCTGCCGCGGGCTCCGCGGCGGGCTCACCTCGCCGATGGTGCCCGCGGGCACCCGGGCGAAGGTCGAGGCCCGGGAGCGGGAGGACTACATCGGCAACGAGCTGGTGCAGCTCCACAACGGGCGGCCGGTCATGTCGGTGGTGGTCACCCGCGACGACGGGCAGGACTGCGCGGTCTTCGCCCCGACCGCGCGGGCCCGCATCACCTCCTGATCGGAGAACCCGCATGTCCGACCTGTCCAAGCTCGCCACCCAGCACGCCTACCTCGCGGGCCAGGCCCGGGTCGCCGACGACGCCGTCGACGGCGCGAGGGCCCACCTGCAGAACCTCCGCGACGCCGCCGACCGCGCCGAGGACTCGCTCGCCGAGTCGGTCGCCGCGGCCGAGGACTGGCACCGCGCGGAGGCCGCCGCGAAGGCCGAGCTCGACGCCGCGCTCGACGCCGCGGCGGCCGAGGCCCCCGCCGGCGCCTCGGTCAGCGCCGAGGCCGGCACCGCGACCGGGTCCGCCTCCACCGACGGCGTCTGAGCCTCCCGCCCCTGCTCGTACCTACCTGATCAGTGCGCGCCCCACGCCTGACGGTCTCCCTCATCCACGGACACCAGGAGAGCCGCAATGGCCTTCGGCACCGCTTCCGAGATTTTCCGCGCGCACATCGGCGACCTGTGGGGCGCCGGCACGCTCGACTTCCTCACCAACAACATGAAGGCGGCGCTCTGGGGCGACGGGGTCACCCCCGCCCAGGACGCCGTCCTCGCGCAGACCTCCTACAACGCCGGCACCTGGCTGGTCGCGTCGGAGAAGTCCTCCAGCACCGACTGGCCCGCCGGTGGGCAGCTCCTCGCGAACAAGCAGATCAACCAGGGCACGGCCGCGGTGTGCTTCCTCGACGCCGACGACAGGGCGTCCGGGGCGAACGCGACCCTGACCGCGGTCACCGGGGTGACGGTCTACAACGACACCCCGGCCGCGGGCTCGAAGTACGGCGTGTGCTTCAACGCCTTCGGCGGGGAGCAGTCCGTCACGGCCGGAACGTTCACCGTCGTGTGGGCCGCGACGGGCATCGCGCGGATCACCCTCTGACCCGCACCCGCTGCTGAGGCCCGGCCGCCGCTCACTCCCCCGGTGAGTCGGCGGCCGGGCCTCTCCTCGTTTCCGGACAAGAGGAGGGGCGAGCATGGCTGATCCGAGTTCGATCTCCGACCTGCACGCCTGGTGGCGCGCGGACTCGCTCGCGCTCGCCAACGGCGCGGAGGTCGCGACCTGGCCGGACTCAGGCGGGTTGGGCTACAACGCGACGCAGTCAAGCAGCGCGCTCCGCCCGTCGTTCGTTACCAACGCGATCAACGGCAAGCCTGCGGTCCGATTCGCGGGCGGCGACTACATGCTGTCCGGGGCGAACTCCGGACTGCCCAACGAAACGATCTTCGCCGTCGTCAAGCACGGCGGCCGGGCCATCGAGCCGATCCGGTCGACCTCGGGCACTAACGGCGTCATCTTCCAGGTCCGGGCGAGTCGCCCGGCCCTGAGCTGGCAGAACACCGGGTTCCGCGTCGACGCGACCGGCACGGTCAACACGACGAACTTCCACGTCCTGACGGCCTCGCACACCACCTCCGCGACGTCGCTCTACATCGCGGGCGCGGCCGCCGGCACCGGCGGTGGCCGGGCGATCAGCAGCGGCCTCACCACGATCATCGGTATCGACCTGGAGGGCACCGACGAGTACCTGCAGGGTGACCTTGCCGAGCTCATCGTCTACTCCCGCGTCCTCACAGCCGGGGAGCGGGCGACTGTCCACTCGTACCTTCAGGACAAGTACGGGCTGACCGTCGCCGACTACGTCCCTCCCCCAGTCACGAACGCGACGGCGGGAACCGCGGCCGGTACGGGATCGGCCGGGGCGGCGACGGGATCGGTCACGGCACGCCCGGCCAACGCGACCGGCACCGGCACCGCCGGGCCGGTGGCGGCATCGCTCGCCCGGACTCCGGCAACGGCAACGGGCACCGGTACTGCCGGGGCAGCCGCCGGCGCCGTCAGGAAGACCGCGGCTGCGGCGACAGGTGCCGGTACGGCCGGGCAGCCCACCGCGGCGGTCACTGCCCGTCCCGGGACCGCATCCGGGTCCGGGACGGCCGGGCCAGTGGCGGCGTCGGTCTCCCGCGCCGCCCCGTCCGCGACGGGCACCGGCACCGCCGGGCCGGTCACGGCGTCGGCCGCACCCGCCGCCGGGGCCGCCTCCGGTACAGGCGCCGCGGGCGCGGTGTCCGCGTCGACGTCGCTCGCGCGCACCCCTGGCACCGCGACCGGCACCGGCACGGCCGGGCCGGTCACCGCGTCGACGTCGCTCGCCCGGACACCCGGCACCGCGTCCGGGTCCGGGTCTGCCGGGCCGGTCGGCGGGCACGTCGCCGCCCGGGCCGGGACCGCATCCGGGTCGGGCAGCGCGGGCGCGCCCACGGCGGCGATCGACAAGCGCGCCCCGGCTGGCACCGCGTCCGGTGCAGGGACGGCCGGCGAGGTGTCTGCGGCGATTGCGCGCACCGCCGCGACCGCGACGGGCGCCGGCACGGCCGGGGCCGCCGCGCCGATCGTCGCTCCGAACGCGGGCACCGCGTCCGGCGGAGGATCGGGCGGGGGCGCCTCGGCCGAGGGCGTCGCCACCGTCTACGCGCTCGCCGGGACCGCTGAGGGGACCGGCACCGCCGGCGTGACGCAGGCAGCGATCACCCGGGCCGTCGAGACCGCGCAGGGCACCGGCACAGCCGAGCAGGTACGACCGTCCCTGCAACCCGCTGCGGGCACGGCCGCCGGTGTCGGGTCCGCGGACGCCGCCGCCGCGGCGATCGCCACAGCCGCAGGGGCGGCCGCGGGCACCGGGACAGCCGGTGTGACCGTCGGGGCCGTCTCAGGGCAGGCCGCTACGGCGGCCGGTACCGGCACGGCCGGGCAGGTCACGGCGACCTCGACGGCGGCACCATCGGTGCCGTCGGCTACCGGTTCCGGCACCGCCGGGCCGGTGGCGGCAGCGGTCACGGCCACCGCCGCGACGGCGACGGGCTCCGGCACTGCGGGCGATGCCGCGGCGGTCGTGTCGGCCCGGCCGGGGTCGGCCGACGGGCAGGGGTCCGCCGCCGCACCGTCGGGGTCGGTCCAGGCCCAGGCCGGGAACGCGGCCGGTGCAGGTACCGCCGGGCCGGGAACCGCGTCGACGTCGCTGTCCCGCTCCCCCGGCACCGCTGAGGGTGCCGGGACGGCCGGGCCGGTGGCGGCTGCGGTGCAGGCGCGAGCCGGGACCGCGACCGGGGTCGGCTCGGGCGGGCCCGTCGGGGCGGACGCGGTAACCGTGGCCGCCCCCGACAGCGCAGAGGGCGTCGGCACGGCCGGACCGGTCACGGCGTCGACGTCGCTTTCCCGGACACCTGGCACCGCGGCCGGGGCCGGCGAGGCCGGGCCGGTGACGGCCGCGGTCACCGCGCAGGCCGGGACCGCGGCCGGTGTGGGCAGCGCCTCGACCGTGGCCGCGACGGTCATGGCGCCGGTCGGGGCCGCGGAAGGCGCCGGCACCGCGCACAGCCCCACGGCCGAGCTCGTGGCCGTGCGCGACGCCCCGGCGGCCGTTGCGACCGGGTCCGGCCAGGCCCACGCACCGACGGTGGCGGTCACGACCGGGGCCGCTACCGCCGCCGGGGCGGGCACGGCCGGGGCGGCGTCCGCGGCGGTGACGGCGCAGGCCGCCACCGCGCACGGTGCCGGCACGGCCGGGGCAGTTCGGGCCGACCTCGCCGGTACGGCCGCCACAGCCGCCGGTGTCGGTCAGGCCGGTGAGGCGACGGCCGCGCTCGAGGTGCTCGCCGCGACGGCGAGCGGCGTCGGCTCCGCGCCGCAGCCGACAGCGATCCGCCCGGGCGAGGTCGTCGGCCCGACGGCGCGCGGCACCGGCACAGCGGGTGCGGTGACCGCCGCGGTGTCGGCGGTCGCCGGAACGGCGTTCGGGTCGGGCGAGGCGCCCGTGCCCGACGGGGTCGGGGTGGTGCTGGCCGTGGCCGGCACCGCGGCCGGAACCGGCACGGCGGGCGAGGTGTCCGGGCGGGTCTGGTCGCCGGCGGGGACCGCGTCCGGGGCAGGGTCGGCGGAACCGGCCGGTTCGGTGGTGGCGGCTCGCGCCGGGACCGCGCTCGCCGCGGGCGCGGCGTCGCAGCTCGTGTCGCAGGACGACCGGCAGGTCCTCGCCGGGCAGGCGATCGGTACCGGTGTGGCCGGGCCGGTCGGTGCCGCCGTGGTCGTCTACCCGGGGTCGGCGACCGGGACGGGCACGGCGGAGGCGCCTCGGCCGGCGGTCGGCGCGGGCGTGGGTAGCGCGTCCGGGGTCGGCTCGGGCGGTGCGGTGCGTGGCCCGGACTCGTGGCGGCTGCCGTGGCAGGTGCGCGCGAGGCGGGTCGACGACCTCACCGCGGGGGCCGTCTCTCGCGTCGACGACGTGTCGGTGTCGAGTGCAGCGCGGGTCGATGACGTGTCCTCCCGCGAGCTGGTCGCGTCTCCGTAGTGCTGGATGCCCCCGGCGGGCCCGCTTCGGCGGGTCCGCCGGGGGCATTCGTCGTTCCCGGGATCGGCCCTCATTTGCCCTGTGCCGGTTCCGAGGGTCCCGTTCCACCGGGGAGCGGGTGTTCGTTCGGCACCGGGACGACCAGCGGCCGGTTCCGGCCCTATCCGGGGCGGCCCACGACCCCGGATCGGGCCGAATAAGGCTTGCAGGGCGCATGCACGGCAACCGCTACTTGCGTGCTGCCAGCGTGCAGCGGGCTTGCCACACACCACCAGCGGGTAGCTAGCACCCGCGCAGCATCGGTGCTGACCGACTGCACAACGCAGGCAGGCGGCATGCGCAACGCGGGCGGCCAGCGTGCGACACGCACCCGACACGCGCGATGCCCGGAGGCTGCCCGCTGCTACCGTGCGTGCTGCGCGCTACCACTGAGCACGGAGCACGCACCCCCCATGCAGCCCGCACCGGTTGAGCACCCGGGCAGGCAGCCGGGCACACGCATAGAGCACGCAGGGAGCACGGATGCTGCACCAAGCCATCGCCGTGATCAACGGCAAGGGCGGGACCGGGAAGACGAGCATCACGGCCAACATCGGCGGACTGTTCGCCAAGGCCGACTATCGGGTCCTCATCGCCGACATGGACCCGCAGGGCAACCTGGGCCGGGACCTCGGCTACGTCGACGACGGCCGCGGCGACGGGGGCCGAGCACTGTTCGCCGCGGTGACCGCCGGGGCCCCGCTGGAGCCGCTGCGCGAGGTCCGGCCCAACCTCGACGTCATCCCCGGCGGCGAGCTGGTCGAGGATATGGCCGCGACCCTCTACTCACGGGGGACCCGAGGGCAGAGCGTCAACGGTGCGGTGAACGACGCCCTCGCCACGATCGCCGCGGACTACGACCTCGTGTTGATCGACTGCCCGCCGGGGAACCGGGCGCTGCAGCAGATGGCGCTCACCGCGGCACGGTTCGTCGTGGTGCCCACGAAGGCCGACGACGCGAGTCTCGACGGGCTGGTCCAGGTCGCCAAGCTGTTCACGCACGTCAAGGGCGGGGACAACCCGCACCTGGAGTTGCTGGGGGTGGTGCTGTTCGGGATCGGGGCGCGCTCGCGCCGGATCGCCGAGACCGCCCGCAAGCAGATCGACCGGGACCTCGGTCCCGGCCTGACGTTCGACACCGAGATTCGTCACGTCGAGGGACCGGCTCAGGACTGCCGGCGCCTCGGGAAGCTGGTACACGAGATCGAGGCCGAGCTGCCCGAGGCGCGGAAGTTGCGGTTCCAGATGCTCCGCGCCGCTCGCGGCCGCGGCGGCGGCGGGCAGCACCGGCCCGATCCGGAGTCGGTGGCGGCGACGCAGGCCCTCGCCACGAGTGCCCCGCACCTGGCCGGGGACTACTACCGGCTCGCCGAGGAGGTCACGCAGCGGATCGGGGCGATGACGGCGGTGCCGGCGTGAACGCGGCCAACCCCCGGGACCTGTCGGCCCTGCGTGGCGGGCTCACCGGGCTGCGCCCGCCGCCCGCCGCGGCGGCACCCTCGCCGATCCCGGCGCAGCCCGACCCCGCTCCCGACCATGCCCCGGGCGACCGGCCTGCGCGCGAGGACCGTCCCCGCCCCCGCCGGCGCACGCCGAAGGTGGCAGCGCCGAGCGCGAGCACGAGCGGGAAGCGGCCCGTGCAGGTCTACCTCGCCGCCACCACCAAGGAGGCGATGGAGCGGGCCGCGAACGGGGCGGGGGTCACCCTCACGGAGTGGCTGCTCGACACCTTCGACCGGCTCGACGGGGAGCTGCAGGACCACTTCGCCCCGCCGGCGCCGCGACGGTCGTCGCTGCCTCCGCGTACCCGGGTGGTGCGCGCCAGGTCGGAGGCGTCCTCGTCGGTTCAGCTACGGCTCACCGACGAGGAACTGGAGGTGCTCGACGGTCGCGCCGAGGAGCTGGGTGTGCCGTCGCGGTCGGCGTTCCTCGCGCGGGTCGTGGAGCTCGGGCTGTCAGCGGACTGACCGGCGGTGCAACGCCGACGGGGCCCGCCACCTGGGTAGAGGTGGCGGGCCCGTCGGTGCGTTGTGGGCGTTGCGCCTACGCGGGGAACGCCTCGCGCCGCCGGGCCTCGATCTGCCGTCCACGCCCCTTGCCCATGCGGTCCTGGAGGGTCGACAGGGCGATCCCGGTGTCGCGCCGCAGCCGGCCGACCCCTCCGGTGGGGTTCTCGACCACTCGGTCGCCGAGCGCGCCGTCGCTGCGCAGGGACTCCCGGGCGTGGACGAGGGCTTCCTCCCACGCCGCTTCCGCGACGATCACGAGGTGCCGCAGGTCCGACACGCGCTGCAGGTCGTCCTCGATCGAGCCAGCCGTGGGGGCGGCGAAGTCCTGCACGGCGCGCAGCAGCGCGGCCGCCGCCGAGGACGGCGCGCGGCTGGGCAGGGGCAGACCCGGGGGCATGGCCGTCTCCTTCACGCAGTAACGGGGTTCCGGTAACCATAGCTGTGCCGGACGCGGAACGGAACGTCAGAGGGCGCGCCGCAGCGCAGCGACCAACATCAGCGCGTCCTCGTCGTAGGCGGCGATCTCGTCGACGAAGTCGAAGCGCTGTTCGTAGGCGGTGACCTCGCCCGGGTCGGAGTCGAAGTAGGTTCCCGACGGGGTCGACACCTCGACCGTGCGGCGGCCGTAGAGCCGGAACGGTCCCGAGGCGACGGCCGTCTTCGGCGAGGCGAGCGGGACGACCCCGACCTGCACGTGCGGGTGCTGGGTGATCACCGCGGCGAGGTGGTCCAGCTGCTCGGCCATGACCTCGGCCCCGAGGTTCCAGCGGAGCGCAGCCTCGGACAGCACGAAGTGCCACGACCGATCCCGGTCGGCGAGCAGGGCGAGCCGGCGTTCCCGGGCTTCCCACCACTCCGGGCCCGGGTCGCCGAACGCCGCGGCGGTCCAGGCCGGGGTCTGCAGCATCCCCGGGACGATCGCGTCCTGCCAGGACCGGATCAGCGTCGACTCCGCTTCGAGGCGGCCAATCCTGGCCTGGATGAGGTGGGGACGGCGGACCAGCACGGCGCGGCTGGTGACGGCCTCGGGAGCGAACACGCGGACCAGGTCGACAAGTTCGCGGCGACGCTCGGCGCTGGCCTGGCAGCCGCGGGCGTAGGCGTCGGCCTCGGCCGGGGACAAGGGGTGGGTGCCGTTCTCCGCGCGCGACACCCGGGCCTGCGACAGCGGGCGGCCGTCGAGGAAGTGGGCGGCGAGCTGGCCGGCAGCGTGCTGAGACAGGGGGCGGAGGCCACGGTCGGCGCGGTCGGTGGTGCGGATGGCGACGAGCAGTCGGGACAGGTCGTCCGGACTGCTCGCCGCTGCTCCTCGGCCGCGCGTCAACGTCAGGCCGCCGCGGACCTGCGGTGGAGCTCGGGGTGCCGTGCCCACCAGGTGTCGAAGGGCTCGGCGGCGAGCTGGGCGGCGCGACGGGTGGCGACGTACCGGGGTGCGGCGTCGTCGTCGAGGAGGTCCCCGCGGAGGAACCGTCCGGCCTCGTCGTAGCGCATGACGATCACGTGCGCGTCGTTGACCAGCCAGAAGTCCTGGACGATGAGGTCGCCCGGGATGGCGTGCTCCCCGGCTCGGAGGACGCCGATCTCCTCCCCGGCCGGGCCGTTGAGCGCGTAGCCGAAGTGGCACTCGAACCGCTCGTAGTCGGTGAGGTGCTTGCCGAAGATCCGCACGCGGGACGCGCGCAGGCCGGCACGGTGCTCGCGGCGGAGCGTGTCCAGCCACGGCTCCTTCCACGCCGGGTCCGGCTCGGCCGCGCCCTCCTGCCAGAGTCGCCAGTTCGGGCCGTCGTCGGTGACGTCGTAGCCGGGCAGGGTCTCGAGTCGGAACAGGGTGTCGCCGGCGCTGCGGTAGTGGTCGGCGAAGAACCGGCCGATCCCGGCCGCGTCCAGCTCTCGGTGCTGCTGCTGGGTCACCTCACACCTCCAGCCCGTCGGGAATCCACACCGCGTCCTCGGCGGCGGGCATGCCCAGCTCGACGAGCGCGGCGCGGACGGCATCGGGGATGCGCTTGCCCTGCACGACCCGGCCCCCGGGCATGACGTTGACCCGGTGCCCGGAGGGGCACTGGACGCGGTCGGAGCAGTCGGCGGTGGTCACGTAGGTCTCGATCTCGACGGCGGGCGTGTGGTCCATCGGGGCTTCCCCTCCCGATCGGCGGTGCGACCTGCGGAGTGTCCCCGGCCGGGCGGGCGGCAGTCAACCTAGAGGTGAATGGCGGTGCGTGTCGAGCAGCATCGCCCAGGTGGGGGCGTGTCGTGTCGCGGCTGGACTTATTCACCTCAGGCGTGCATAGTGCTGGCATCGGCCGCCCGCCGCAGCTCACCGGGGGCCCCCTCCCCGCCCGGCGCGGCGGGCGGCCGAAATCCAACACAGGCCAGGAGGTCTACTCGCCATGCCCGGATCGAGGTCAGACGCTGGGGTGCGCTCTACGCGCGTGCTCGCCGGCGTGCAGGTGGGGCTCGTTGCCGTCGCCCTGGTCGTACTCGCCTACGGCCTCGGGCTGGGGCTGCACGGCCATCCCCCGGCGCTCGTGCAGCTGGTCGGGACGGCGGCCGCCGTGGGGGCCGGGACGCTGCTCGGCGAGGTCCACACGCGCGTGCGGAGGTCGTGATGGCCGCCGAGCTGGTGCGCTGCCGCCTCGCGTTCCGGGGCTACCCCGCCGGCGCTGAGCTGATCACGCACGTCGACCTCGGCGCCGGTGATCACGAGCAGCTGCTCGGGCGGGTCCTCCGGGACGCCGCAGCCCGCGACGGCCGCGGCGGAATCGCCGAATACGAAATGCACGTAGAAACAAGTAACGGGCAATCCGTCGGCCTCTATGTATTGACGGAATAGGAGGTCAGAATGCCCGGACGGAGGGTCAAGGCCGGAAAGGCGATCGGCGCCCTCGCCGCCGCGCACCGCCGCCGCCGCTACTACGACGACCTCGTCGCCGCCGCACAGACCCCTTGGGACGCGATCCGGGTGCGGGCCCTCCACCTCGGAGCCGCCATCCGACACGCCCCCGCCGCCGCGGCCGAGCAGGCCGCCGCGACCGCACTGGAGCAGATGGACCGCCAGATCAGAGAGCTGGAGCAGATGACATGACCACCACCGAGCACGACCGGCCGCCGACCTGGCAGCCGGCACGACCGGCAACGGCAACGGCAACGGGGGAGGACCCCCCGGACGAGGAGCCTCGCGCGCGGACGTGCACGCGCGCGTACACGCGCGAGGCCGCCGCGGCGCTGTGGGATGCGCTCCGGGTGCCCATCGCCCGCGGCGTCTCCGACGAGCTCGACCGGGGGGAGCGGCACACCCGCTACGTCCACGCCGAGGCCGCCGTGCGCGAGGAGACTGGGCAGGCCGGGCACCGGTCGTTCTGGCGGGTCGGCCCGGCCACCGTCGCCGACGTCGTCGCCTGGGTCCGTGACGGGGCCGTGGTCCCCGGGGAGCGGCACCCCGCCCTGGAGTTCCTCGGCCGGGCCTACGGCTGGCTCCTGGCCGTGCCCGTGACGGTGCTCGCCTACGCGCTGGCCTACGTGGTGCAGCGGCCGTCGCGGTTCCTCACCGCGCTCGGCGTGATCGGCACCTGGCTGCTGCTGGGCTGGCTGTTCGGGGCCACGGACGCCGCGGCCGAGGCGATCGCCACGGCGGGGGGTGATGGGTGATGGCGACCGTCGCCCTGTTCCTCGGCGGGCTGTTCTTCCTGCGGAAGAAGAAGCTGGCCCGGACCGTGCCGGTGATGTGGTTCGGCGCCGGCGCCGGGGTGAACGCCTTCCTGCTCGGGCTGTTCAGCACCGGCGCGGGCTGGATCGCCACGACCCTCGGCCCGTGGGTCGGGGGGGCGATCGTCGTCCTGGTCGGCGCCGCGGTGTGGATGAGCCTGCAGCTCGGGCACGACCTGTGGCCGAGGAACAAGGGGGCCGCGTCCCGCACGACGGCCGTCGTCGCCCTGTTCCTGCCGATGCTCGCGACGATGATCGGTGACGGGTGGATTCCGACGCTGATCCTCACCGTGGGCGCGGCGATCAATGGCGCCGGCGGCGCCCTGACCGACCTCCTGTTCTGATGTTCGAGTTGTCGCTGTTCCTCGCCTACTGGTGGATGCGCGCAACCGACCAGCTCGGGCCGATGCTGAGCCGCACCGGGCTGATCACCGGCACACTGGACTCGACGACGTCGCGCCCGTCTCGTCCGCCGCGCGAGCCGCGCCCGCCGCGTGAGGCGCGCCCCCCGGCCTCCACCGGCGGCGGGTCCGGGTCGCACGGGGGCAAGTGGCTGGACAAGGCCGGCGACGTCCTCAACACGGCCGGGGGCCGTGCAGCCGACTGGATCGACCGACTGCTCGCCCTGCGCGATCGGCTCGCCGCTGAGTGGCGGCGTGGCGTCGACGCGGCGCGCGAGCAGCGACGAGCCGACCTTGGTGTGCGCCCAACAGAGGTCACCCGTCCGGACGACACGCCACCCGCGCGACCGGCGTACCCGCTCGGCGAGCACGAGCAGCCGCCCGTCGCCCAACCCCGACCAAAGCACCCGAACAGCACGAAACCGTCACTCGGAGGAGTCACCATGACCGCACCCACCAGCAAGTTCACCGCCGACGACGTCAAGGTCGACGACGTCGAGGCGTTCTACCGGCAGGTCCTCGCCGACCACGAGGTCCTCGTCGCAGGGCTGACCGCCCGGAACATGGACGCCGACACCCTCGGGGAGCTGGCCGAGTTCAGCGACCGCGCGCTGGGCAACATCGAGAGGCTGCTCGAACGGCACGGCGCGATCCGTGAGGCCGTGCAGAACGCCAAGCACGCCGCGGACACCCCGGCGTACACCGCGCGCTGAGGCGCGCCCACCAGACCGGCTCAACACCCCACCCCGGGCCCGGCCCGTCGACCCCTACGGGGTCGGCGGGCCGGGTGATCTGCGGAGGCCCCCATCGTGGACATGCTGCGCCCGTGGTCGCGGGAGGACCCCGAGACCCCCACGGCCGAACAGCTCACCGGCGCGTGGCTGGCCGAACAGGCCCGCCAGGCCGAGGCGCGCGAACGTGCTCGCCGTCATGCCGCCCGTGCACGGCTGTGGCGGGCACGGCACATGCTCGCCCCGCTGCTGCTGCTGCTGGTCGTGGGCGGGTCGGCCGCGGCGATCCGGCTGCTGCGGGCGGCCGCGCTACCGACGTGGCCGGTGCTCGCCCTCGCCGTCGCCCTCGGCATCGCCGGATGGGCACGGGCCCGACACCGCGGCGAGGCGACCATCGTCGTCGCGATCACCCTCTACTACCTCACGGCGGTGAGCCTCGGTGCTTGACCCGGACCTGCTCGCGATGCTCGGGCTCACCGCGGCGTCGCTGCCGTATTGGTGGCGGTGGGACCCGACGCGCCACCCGGCCCCCGTGTTGGTCGAGGACGTCATCCCGGCCCGGACGTGGCTGGAGGACGCCTGGGACGTCCACGTCAGCCGCCCGGGCGGGCTCCTGCCGGGGTCCCACCTCGAGGACGTCCGCGAGACCCTGGCCGGGTGGGAGGCCACCGTCGTGTGCGCCCCCGGCGGCCGGCAGACCTACGCCACGGTCCGGATGCTCGCGCCGAACCTCGGCGCCGCCCTGATGCCCGATGGCACCTGCGACGTCAGCCCCATGCCCGGCGGGCACCACGCCCGTGCCCGCCTGACCCTGATCCACTCGAACCCGCTGCTCACCTCGGCGCCGTGGCCGGGGCCCTCGCCGCTGCTGGCGACGACCGGGATCGCGCCCGCCGGCCGCTACGTCGACGAGGCACCGGCTCACATGCGGTTCTTCGAGCCCGGGTCTGGGGCGGTGCACTGGTTGGTCGCCGGCGCGCAGGGCCGCGGGAAGACGGCGTTCCTGCAGTGGATGCTGCGGGAGACCAGCCAGTGCCGCTACGTCGACGGGCACGGCCGCCAGCGGTCGCTGTTCGTGACCTTCCTCGGGGACGGCAAGGGCGGGACGTCGTTCCCACAGTGGCGGACCTCGCCGGCGATGGGCTGGTGGGCGGCCTCCCCGCACAACATCATGCGGATGGTGCGCGCGGCCGTGCGGATCGCCGATGCGCGGTCGCGCCGGTTCGCCACGCTGCGCTGGGTAGACGCTGCCGGGCGGGAGCGGACGGGGATCGACCACTTCGACCCGGTCCTGACGTGCAGCCCGTACCTCCAGGTGGTGATCGACGAGTTCCCCATGCTCCGCAAGGCGCTCGGGTCAAAGCTCGCGGCCGAGCTGGTCAGCATGGTGGTCTACCTCGCGCAGGGCGGCCGGGGCCTCGGTGTCCGCGTCACCATCTGCGGCCAGTCGATCTCCGGGACCGAGCTGGGCGGGAACACCGACCTGCGCGGCATGGTGTCGGGCAACGTGATCTCGTTCAAGACCCGCACCCGCGAGCAGGCCGGGATGGCGTTCGCCGGCGACATGGACGGGGTCCAGCCCGCCGACCTGCCCGAGACCCTGCCCGACGGGGTCACCCCGCTGCAGGGGGCGGCCTACCTGTACGGCCCGGACCGGCGCTCGACGATGCTGCGCACGTGGGAGCCCGCCGACAACCACGAGTGGGCGGCGGCCGCGCCCCGGGCCGAGCTCCACCCCGGCGACGTCGAGGCCGGCGGGCACGACCTGGCGGTGTGGGCCGACCGGCTCGCCGGGACGGTCCCCGACGAGGACCCCGAACCGGCCACCGCCGCCGCGGCCGACGGTGACGGGCCGGACGGCCCGCGGAACGGGGAGCTGCGCACGCTCGTGCTCGCCGCAGTGGGGAAGGGGCCGACGAAGACCGCGGAGGTGTTCGCCGCGTCGAAGGACTGGCCCGAGGCCGTCCCCGCGTCGGTGAAGTCGATCCAGAACGAACTGTCGGCGTGCGTGGACGACGGCCTGCTGGATCGGCCGCAGCGGGGCGTCTACGTCCGTGCGGGTCGCCCTCGCCGGCGAGCCGCAGACCGTCAACGGCCCGTCGGCGGATCGGCCTCCAGCAGCCGCGCCACGGCGTAGCGCAGGAGCGTGAACCGGGCGACGTCCAACGCGGCCGCGAGGGCGTCGAGGTCGGCGAGCTGCCCGTCGGCGAACCCGATCGCCACCTGGACCAGGCCCGCGCCGTACGGGCGGCGGGGCTCGAACTCGCGGACCTGCTCGGCGCTGGGCGGGTCGGCGAGCAGCATCGCGACGGCGCGGCGAATCTGGCCGGCGCGGGTGTCGGCGAGCCGCGCGGCGAGCGCGTCGAGGGCGGCGAGCACGTCGGGGCGCAGCTTGACGGGGTCCTGCCGGGACTTCCCCGAGGGCCAGCGGTGCGACCCGATGGCCGGGCGTCCGCCCTTGGGACGGGGGGTCTCCTCCTCGGTCATGGTGGCCTCCACGGTCGCGCTCATCGGGGGCCCCCATCCTGTCGTGAGGTCGGGCGGTAGTCGGGGACGGGGTCGTGCAGGCCGGCGACGAACCCCGTGCTGCCGCACAGCCCGCAGGGCGGGTCGGCGAGGTGGGGGCGGCCGGGCAGGGGGCCGTAGCAGCCGCGCTCGCACATCTGACGGCCCCCGGGGCACTCGGCGTCGCCGTCGGGGTCGGTCCAGCCGTAGCCGTCGCACGTCAGGTCGGTGAGGCACACCGCGCACGTCCCGGTGATCACCTCGGCGGCGGCGGGGTCGTCGAGGCAGCGGGCCGGGACGGCGTCCCCGGTCACGGTGGTGGTCACCGCTGGCCCGCGAACACCTGGCCGCCGGCGGCGAGCAGCAGCAGCGAGGGCAGCGCGGCGGGGAGCTGGAACACGCCGTCGACACCGAGGGCGACCGCCCCGGCCCACACGGCGGGGCCGATGACGTCGGCGGCGGTGAGGACGATCCGGGGGCCCCAGGACGGCCCCAGGGGGGCGGCCTGGGCGTGGCCGGGGGTTCCGTAGACGGTGGCGACGTCGTCGCCGTAGACGAGCAGGTAGCGGCGGTCTGCGGGGGCGGGGGCGAGGAGGTAGTCGCGGGCCTGGGCGACGGTCTCGGCGCGGGCGACGTCGCCGGGCAGGTGCAGCAGCACCTCGCGGGCGGCGGGGTCGTCGCCGATGAACAGGGTGTGCAGGGCAGTCACGGTCGGGCTCCTCGGGTTCGTGGCGGCGGGGGCCCCGGCCGGGGTGTTGGCCGGGGCCCCTCGGGTGGGTCGGTCAGGTGGTCTGTCGGAGGTAGGCGGCGATGATCGCCTCGGCGTCGGCGACGGCGTCGGCGTCGGTGTAGCCGGGCCGGGCGGCCCGGGTGTGGGAGTCGCGCAGCGCGGCGAGGGCGCGCTCCAGGCCGGTGCCGGTGCCGACGACGGCGGCGCGGGGAGCGGGGACCTCCACGGCGG